GATACAAGAATTCCTAGCGAAATTGTATTAAATGATTCTATAACTAATATTTCCGAAGAATTAGAAGCTAGCAAAACCTCGGAATTTTATAGTGATGACGAAGAGATCGAAACCGATTATGAAAAACATATTTTAACATTAAATATAAATGACTTTTATGAGAACACAGAAAAACTTACTCTAGTATTTATAACAACGGTCGGTTATTCAATTATACTAGCTGTGATTTATAATTTATTCAAAATGTAATAGCATAATTTATATGTAATTATATATATCAATTATGTCAACACGATCAAATAAATCATCGAGCCCAAGCAAAACATCAAACAAACGAACAAGAAAACCATCTGCGTCAAAACCCCGAAAATCTAGAAAAGCGACACCAATTCCAGAACCTGTTATAGTTTTGCATAAACCCCACGTAGAACGTCTACCGACAAAATATAAGGCTTTAACCGTTTATAGAATTAAATTCGATCTACCAAATGGAAAAGAATGCGTCACATATATGGACAATACGAATAAACACGCTATTTTTAGACAACGTGATGGAACATTTGGAATTTTTCATCTGGAAGACAAACCCATAAAAGAATCACTCATCGCATCTTGTAAGACCGCATTAACCAAATTACTCACCAAATATAAATCAAATCCCCCTCCGATTTCCAAAAACACGGGTTTGATGAAAGATGTTGTTCTTTTACAGTCATGTGAAATGGAGCTAGATCTGAGAGAGGTACAATCCGAACTCGATAAATTAAATAAAATGTTACATAAGGGATGTCCACACTTAACCATTCGATTTGCTCCCTTTTATGAGTTTTTAATTCCAATGGCGAGATATAGTGAACATGGAGAAGTTTGTATTGGGTGTAATTTTTATGATACTATGATTTTGGGATTATGTAGTGCAGAAGCATGCATCTCAACAATAGAAGTTAAAATTGCACCAGATGGCGAAGTAGTTATAAATTCCAAAACGGATCCAGCGTTTGAGGGAAATAAATATAATAAAATGATGCGACTCGTGTTATTTATCATCGCTAAAAAGATACAGGGATTAATACATGTAAAATCGGTTGCAATAAATCCGATAAGTGTAAAATTATTAATTCATGACTCGGATGCATTATTAAAACCAGATGATAAAGATAATGATTTATTTAAAGAGTATTTACAAACAAATCGGTTGGCAGATTCCAAAGGTAACCCAAAACGAGATATTCCCATGGAATCTATACAGCGATTCTATAGTGCTCCTGGAAAAAAAGTGAATTTAATCATTCCCATAACTGAATCGATTGCGAAAAGTTCCTATGATAAATTTGTCACATTAATGAACGAGACAGATATATATAAAAAAGTAAAATGCTAGTTTATTAAACTGTCAAATTCACATATCCTTTCGTAGATTTCTTGCGAATAACTGTTTTCTTAGATGAATGAATAGAATCATGACACTTCGAGCAGACCGTCATCAAATTCGCGACATGATCCTTATGAAATGTCCCAATGAATCCATTTATATCCGCATTTTTCTGTGGATCTAAGTGATGTATTTCTTCACCCAATTTTTCATTACATAATTCACAGATTCCTCGAACTTTATCTTTATTATAAGGCGACGAAGCAAAAGACAATTCCGACTTGGTGAAATACTTTTGTCTTATTTGATATGCTTTTTCCAAGAACGTGTCATCCAAATGCAGTGATTTACATACTTCCAAGCCATACATTCTATTTCCCGGACCATCACATAGTCGTCTATCATAAATTAATGCATCCATTTGGCGATCATAAATTACAGACATATGTTTCAAAACAAGCCGATCCAGTTCTTTAATTTCATCATATCCTATAATTTCGTGAAAATGCGTTGCAAATAAGAAGCTTGTTTCAACACGATGTAAATGTTGTAGTCCAGCAACAAAGATACTGAGTGCGGATTCTGTTTCCGTACCAGAACAGAGTTCATCTCCAAGAACTAAACTATTCTGATCCGCCATCTTCAAAATAATACGTAATTCGGACATTTCCACCGCGAAAGTTGAAAGACCCTTGAATAAATTATCATTTCCAAGGATACGTGAAAAAATAGCAGTATAAGGCTTGTATGCGTATTTAGAACAGGGAACATATAATCCGGCCTGTGCCATGATTACAGAAATACCTAATGCTCTAATTAGACTCGTTTTTCCAACCGCATTTGTGCCATAAACCAACATTCCATCTTGATCGCCACATCCAATATGAATGTCATTAGGAACATAGATCTCATTTTGTTGGATATGTTCAATAAGACAATGTCGGAGCTTTTCGGACTTTACAAAAGACTTATTAACCGAATCATCTATCACCGGTCTACAGTAATTAAATTCTCTCGCAATAAAAGCTTTACATTGAAGAACATCGAGTTTTGCGATAGTCTGTGATAGAGACTCTATTGTTTGATACCAATCCGACTCAATCTTTGTCAAAATTTCATAATAAGTATTTACCAAAGCTCGTGTTAATCCATCTTTCTGATATAAAATGTCATGGCAAGTCTTCTTTAGAAAAGGAAATTCGATTTCATCCGCAGATCCTGAAGCGGAAACCAACTTTACATCCTTGGTTTCGATTACTATGGGTGTTCCCGGGATTTTAATGGATTCGCGTTTTGATAAAATGGATTTCAGAACTATGCCACGTTTTTTCGTAATTTGAAGTGTGGATCCAGATTTTTCCGTCTCATGAATCTTGACATATTCCGTGGTATCAATATTCTTGGATTCACTTTGTATCAATGTATTGAAATATTGATGGATTTTATTAAAGTTCGATGTGTTTTCTTTATAGGAGATATATAGATTATCTAGAGTCGGACTTACACCGGGTTTTATAAATGTATCATCTATATTTGAAAAAGAGGATATATTAGAACACCGATCCATATAAAATTGTCTATCTAGAAACTCCAAAAACTCTTGAATTCGTGGCATTTTCGTGTCTTTTGTTACATAATTTAAAATATCAGGCAAATCTTGGAAACATGTTAGAATTTGTTGTGAAAGATTCACGGATTCATATAATTGAAAAACGGTAGAAGGATAAATCTTTTTCACAATGATCTGGCGGCACATTTTATCCATATCACGGATTTTAGTTAGAATCTTTCGGCATTGTGGAACCATATCATATTGATCCAACATGAGTGCTGTCATTTCATATTCTTGATTTAGCCATTTGATATCGGTTGTTGGGCAAACGATTTGTTGGTGAAAGAGGCGACGGCCCATTGGAGTAGAAGATTTATTCAGGAACGCGGAAACAGAACCTTTTTTCAAAGATATAGGCCCATCCGATAAAATATTGAGTTGTTTCAAAGTATGATTCGCCAAAATCATCTGATTCGAGACATGAAAATCGGGAACGCCAATTTTTTTTACCAGATTCGGGTTATGATCTTGGATAAAGTCGAGTAAATAACAAAATGACTGCGTGGCAATGGAATACGTCGAGAACTCAGAATATGTTTGAACTGATTCTTTCCCAAAAAAAGTATCGAGAATATGCTGGGCATGTTGTTGCCTTTCACAATTTTTCGCCTTTTCAGAAGTCTCCGTGTTAATAACATGAACCAAGGTTGAACTTAGTCCAGAGAATTGCACAACCGAATCAAGATCTCCTTTTGAAAACTCCGAAATAATAATTACTTCACTAGGGGAATAAATAGAAACACATCTCTCTAACTCATCAAATGCCGTGGGAATAATTTCATAGGGATTTTGGAATTCCGTAATCGCTGATTTCCCGGTGAAAATATTTGCGACGGATAAGCCACATATCAAAAAATCTTTGGATCCGATCTTTGTTCTCGGCTTAACCCTTTCAAGCCAAATGCACATAATATTATTTGACATCTGTGGTAAGCATTCTGTATCATAAGAAATATAAGTGCCGGGTGAATGAATTGCGTCCAAAACCCGCGTAATATTTTTCCCCGATTTGTCTTGGACATAAACGACCGCAGTGAACCCATAATCCATTATTTTTTGCAAATATTTATCAAGACTATAATCACGGAACCCGGCCATTATAACTTGTCTGGATTCATATACAATTTTTTTTTCCGACGCATTCAAATTACACATTTGAGTGAAGTCTTCTATTTTACTATATTGAATGGAACCCGTTATCGGACACTTGAACCCATAGACTTCAAAAAACGCTCCCACTTGCATGAGTAAAATCGTATTTTCACCATATTGTTTTTGGTATGTTTTTGTAAGATCAATATAATCTTTATAAATGGAAGTGGATTCTGTCATATGGATATAAGATATATGAAAAAAAGTTTATATCAATTTATAAAAGTTTTTACCATTACGAATCATGTAGCCATGTTAGATTAGATAGATACATCAATATTTGCGATTCCAATGACATTGCCGGGGAGAAGTCTGAACCACAATACATATCATTTGGATTAGTGTCGTAATTCGGCTTTGTGACTCCGTTTTCTTTGAACGAAATCAAGGACCAAATAAGTGGTCGGAATGGAAAATCACTAGGAACTTCCAAAGAATAAGTTATTCGCCGATTTACCGCAATATAAGAGTAAATATGGTTATTCATATCTCTAGGCAACTCAGCGATATACGTTTGCAAAGGATTTAACGCGGACTTCTTTTGTCTTATAGTTAATTTGAAAACATTTGCCAAATTCAGATCTCTTGTCAAAGAAATCTTTCGAATATTGTCTTTTGTATCCTTATATCCGAAATATTCATGCATGTTATTAAAATCACACCCACATAATTTCAGATGCTGAAGTCGTCGATTCAAAGTTCTACGTGAACCCACGTCCATGTTGTTTTATTTTTTTTGAATTGACATGCATCCAATTTATTAATCAATTTTGTTTTTACGTAACAAAATTGATCGGCTTTTTCATTTAATTATTCAAATTAGAACACACAAAGCCAAAATGGCTACTTTCATGGAAGAGCAGGACACCTACCTTATTGGAGGGATCAAGTATCACTCAAGATTTCCAAGGGAATGGGCGGAAAATCATCTGGAGGGAACGGGACCGGAAAACTGCGGGAACTGTTTGTGCCACGGTAGTCTTGCGGGAGTTTTCATCGGATACTGTGGAAACTGTGCGGATTATGTTTATGAAGGTGACCGAGGGCAGGGACTTATGAAAGACGGGATCGAGTTTAACAGTCGCGGTCAGAGCATATATGAGACCTACCTTTATGGACTCACCTTCAATATTGACGCGACACGGCTTGTTCCAGAGGACGACCTAGCGGCGATGACCGAATCTAATTATTGGATTTACCGTTGCAAAATTTTGGGTGAGTTGAACACATGTCCAACGGATAGTGAAGAATGCGATACACCATCCGATTGTGAATCCGACACTGGGGACAATTCTGATATGGACATTTCTATAATGAACTGCCATTTTGATGGAGGTTACAACGACATGTAGTAGGGGGAACCCCCGGTTCCCCCTATAACCCCTTCCCGCCCTTCGGGCATTTTATTCCTTACCATTTTACCTGACATGATTCTTTAATGAAAAATACATGTAACTTTCCGGGGTTCCCGGTGGATACTGCTGACATGTAGAAAAAAAGCGAATATATTAATAACAAGATGTACATTTGTTTTTGTTTTTTTTATGCAGCATCTATAAATTCCTTTTCCGCCAAATCCATATCAAAATATCTCCTTATTAAATCATTTTCTCTATCGTAATTCAAATATTTTACATGGTTATCAGTGCCTTTTTCCAAGAATTGTTTTTCATATGTGGGAACACGTTTTACAATAAATAAACAACGATCCACAAAATAATGGTGATCATCTTGGTCATCACAGCACATTATATAGACGAGCCATTCTTTACAACGATATTTGTTTTTCATGGTTAACAAACGTAAAATTTCACCTTGAACGTTGACTCCGTGTAAAATCTGGGTTATATAAAACAAAACACAATCTTTCCACCAATTATCCGCGACTTTCAGAAACCGATCACATCTCTTTTGCATACCATTTCGAACATGACCGTCTTGCAAATTATGATGGTGATGAATGCAAATTCTAGGCCAAAAATAAATATCATCAAGAGGTTCATTGTTTTCATCGAACACTCGCGTATATGTTTGATTTATTCGCAAAGTGGTCCAAGAAAAGTCATCGTTCATGTATTTCATGTCTTTTTTCAATAGGAGTGAATATTCTTCATCTGGCACATTCGTATTCTTTCTATAAATCAATTGCATACTCTTATTTTGGTTATCCATTAAAACAAGATCATTACAAAAATCGGAAAAACGTTTTTGAATTATTTGCAAAGCGGACTCAAAATCCACATACATATAATCAAATGGAGAGCTGTATTTCCTTAAATCATATTTTATAGCAAAATCGGTAGAATTACATCGATGTCCAATCGAGAAAAAATAACGGATTTTAATGGGGTTCATGTCAAATAATATTTATTATAAAGTAATATTTGCATGGTTTTATGTTTTTTTCGAATAAAAATTGATGTTAAAGTTTTTTAAATCAATTTAACATAAATGTTTTACGCCTTTGTCACTGATAAAAGGCGGCGATTTAATTTTAAAAAATGACCGAATTCTGGGGGCTCGTTTTGTTCGCCATGGTTTGTGGGATGGTTATAGCGGCAGCATTTTCACTTCTATATTGTGGTTATGTGTTTTTATGCAGAATGAAAAAACCGGAACCTTTGGCAGCTTGTGAAAATCCGGTTTGAATAAAATTGAATTTCATGCCAAAGTTAGTTAAAAAAATAAAACCTACTCATTAATAAAATGAGGGCTTCTAGATCGGAGCCCACAATAAAGGGTCCAAGATATAATATTGGAAATGGTTATGGTCAATATTGTGTATTAGACGATCCACGCATTAACCCGAGCATTTCAACAAAATCCAGTGGCAAAATAAAAATAAATATTGTTACCCCAAATTCATCAGACAGTGACTTATCGGATAAAGATTCAACTGCATCGGAAAACAAAAATAATAAATACAAAGATCGAAATAAAATATTTCTTGCGGGCGTTTATCTAACAACCGCAGCATTTATCGCATTTGAATATTGGTATTGCTTTATACCCTTGAAGAATTCATAACTCAGCTGAAGGATAAAACAAACGATCGAATTTAGTTTTCATCTCTATAGTTTCCAGGTCGAAGTTCGAAATGTTTACCTATGGGACCGCATTGTCCGGTCATCCTTTGTTTAAGAGCACTATCATATGAAATTTCCTTGGTTGCATTATCACTAATGAATCCAAATTTTTTACACTGATCAATTTCATTTCTACCTATCTGTCTTGGAAAATAATAAATACATTTCTCACACTTATTAATTTTATTGAAAACTCTTATATATTTCGACGAAAAAATGGGTTTAATTGTCAAAGCGGATGTGGCAAACATAAACAATATCTCCCACATATTCATTAGTCTCTATAATAAGTAATATTTATATGACCTATGGTTTTACATCGTTCAAAAAGTTATACAATAAATTATCCGGATTATGGTTTTGAATTTCACCGCAAATTAAAACGGCACTTTCATACATTTTTCTTAAAACATCATTCGGTGCGTCAGATCCAACACGAATGAAACCTTTTTTCGTAAGATATCGTCGAACTTCATCGATCGGTGTCTGTTTCAATAAATGCGTTTTTGTGGTTATTTGATTTCTTATGGTTTTATTCGAAACAAGAACAGAAATATGTGGTTTTGTCTTGGATTTTCCAACTTTAAACGTACGTCGAACAGTTCTCTTTTGTTTCGGATAACGCAATTTTTTTGGTTTCTCACGCATCTTTTCGAGAGTCTGTCGAATTTCACTCTTTTTATAAACATCTCGATTGAAATCCTCTGGTTTTTTTTCAGAAGAGCTAGTTACTTGTGACGATGATTGATGTGTTTCGGCATATCGTTTCTGTGTCTGATTGTGATAAGTTTTATAGGTTGGTAACGAGCCGCCTTTCAAACAACCATATTTCGGAACCGCATTAAAATTAGGTACCGACAATTGGGTTGAAAAAACGGGAACAGTGGGACCTGAAACAAAAGTGTCAATTATATTTGGACCACCAGAATCGCCAATGTTAAAATTTACATTGGTTTTTGGCGATGAATAATTTTTAAGTGTATTATTATTGGGAACACCCTTTTTCCCTTTTTCTTTTTCATCGGATAATGACATCAAATAATTGAGAGACTCGTTGAAATCACCATTAAAATCGGTTGATTCTGATTGTGCCGTTTTTGTAGACTTGTCTGTTTCCAACAACTGTTTCAAATTTTTCTCTTGTTGATCACGGATGAACTTTAAAACATGGTTTTTTCTTATAGATCTTCGCTTTTCTTTTGGTGCTTTCACTCTTATATCATTTGTTCCGGCTGGTTTCTTTTTTCTTGATCCGCGATTTGATGAATGTTTGAATAGTTCCGGATTGATCGTGATTGTTTTATTCATTCTTTTATAAAATATAGATTATAGTAAATATACATAATCTATATTGAAGGTAAACTCATGTATAAAGCCCATAGGGTATTTGTGGTTTATTATTTGCATTTTTCGAATTTGATAAAAACACTTCATATCCTTTATTCAAATCTTCTAAATTTATCTTTTTACGAAGATCGGACGGTTTTCCATAGATTCTTCGACCGTGTGCAATTTTAGTATATGAAAACAATAATTCCATATCTCTACCAAAGTGTTTAAATGTATCTTTCTTTAAAGAAAACCATTTATTAAGTGTTTCGTCATCGACAAAATCCCATTCATTGTCTTTGACCTTTTTCAAAAATATATGCATGAGTTCATCCGAACTATAATCATCTAATTTAAATCTCCATATGAATCTCGACTCTAATCCTTTATTTGCTTTAAAAAATGTTTCATTCAATTCTTCTTCGTAACCCGCTATTATAACCATTAAATCTTCTTTATGTTCACTCATTGATTCGCACAATGTATCCAAACATTCTTTTGAATACGAATCCTCACGATCGGAACTTGCCAAAGAATAGGCTTCATCGATAAATAAACATCCACCCAAACATTCAGTGATTACTTTTTTTGTCTTTATTGCCGTTTGTCCTAAATAACCGGCAATAAGATCACTACGGGTTACTTTTTTGAAAATATTATTTTTAAGAATACCCAGTTTCGAATACATTTTACCCAAAATCGTAGCAATTTCAGTCTTTCCTGTGCCCGGTGGACCAGACAAAATCATATTTTTGAAATCGGGATCCTTCCCCGCATGAAGGTTTTGAATAAAATAGAGGAGTTGATTCAAGATCGCATCTTTAAATTTTGTTATTCCAATCATGGAGTTCAACTGCAAAAGTTCTTCTTTTATGTTCACCAATGCTTTAAGATCTATGTTATACTCAGTATCATCGCGATATTCATTCGAATTTATAATATTCAAAACATCTTGGAATGTATTTACCGAACATTCAATGTCTTCTTTTCTAATTTTTTGAACAGTCCTCTTTTCTTCAGGTGTTACATTATTTACTTCGTGTTTTTGCTTCCAATATTCATAATAATCTGGCCTTGGTATCAATGGAATAACGAAAGGATCGGAGTCAAAAAAACTAGGTTCAAACAAGTTATAAAATACCGATTTTTCATTAGAAAAAGGATTTTCCCCCGTATATTTTTTCTTATGGTAATCATTTTTAACAAAATGTTTATGACTATTATTAAGAACGCTTACCACCTCAGACTTTTCAAAATCTCTCTTTGGCTTATATTCATCTAGATATTGAACGAATTTATTATAGGTTGAACCGCTCATTTTATAGGATATATGAGGTACGTTTATACCATTTTATATAACTTTTGAAACAACATAAAAAATTGATTCGTATTATAAGTTAAGTTGCCGCCGGATAACCCAATGGATTCTATGAAAACGAAAATGATGTTTGACAGTCAGACTTATTCTGGTTCGTCGATTCAAATGTCAGACGTGTTTGAAAAAAAGGAATCAACCCTAGGAAAAACAATTAAAATAAAGAAACCCAAGAAGCTTCAAGTACAAGAATCATTTGATACAGAAGCTCTTGTAGATGATCATGTTAAAACTTTGAAAGATATGATTCGATTAGAAACCGAAAAAGAATGTTTACCGAAAGATGTTTTGGGAGTTCTTTCTCATCTAGGATCATACACGGAAGAGCCATATGATATTATTGAATCATATTTTCGAGGTCAGCATCTTGAGCGTTTGGTTCGGCATCAAATCGAATCCTATAATCATTTCATCAACTATCAAATACAGAGAACGATTCAAATGTTTAATCCGGTAACCATAAGATCGGAGCATGATTATATCGAGGAGCACGGTAAATACTTCTTGGAAATCCAAGTGTCTTTTGAGAATTTCAAATTATATCCCCCACAGATTCATGAGAACAACGGTGCGACCAAAATGATGTTTCCTCAGGAAGCTAAATTGCGGAATTTCACATATGCATCTACTATGACGGTTGACGTGAATATTAAATATATTGTTCGAAACACGGAGTCCATGGATAGTCCAAAGATTATTCAAAGGATTCTTCCCAAGATCAATATTGGCAAAATGCCGATCATGTTGAAGTCATCCATTTGTGTTCTTAGTCAAAACAAAAACATTCACCCCAAGTTGACGGGTGAATGCAATATGGACTGTGGTGGGTATTTCATTATCAAGGGTTCGGAGAAAACTGTTTTGGGACAGGAGAGAGCCGCTGAAAACAGAATATATTGTTTCGATGGAAAGAATACCGCAAAGTGGAACTGGTTTGCCGAGATAAAATCCGTTCCTGACTACAAGTGCATTTCACCGAAGCAGATCGAAATGATGATATCAAGTAAGAACAACGGGTTTGGTCACGGACTCTATATCAACGTCCCGAGAATTAAACAACCAATCGAGCTTTTCGTTTTGTTTCGTGCTCTCGGTGTTCCTTCGGATAAGAAGATCTGTCAGTATATATTGTTGGATATTGCGGATGAGAAACAAGCTGAGATTCTAGATTGCTTGCAGGCATCCGTGATCGATGCCAATAAATATCCTACTAAGGAAGACGCATTGAGACATATCACTGCATATGCGGCATATACTCCGATCAATATGGATAAGGAGAAGGGTTATTTGAAGAAGCAGGAATTCACACGAGACGTTCTGAATTCGGACCTTTTCCCACATTGTTCCACTCTCGAGCAAAAGCTATATTTACTCGGATATATGGCCAAGAAGTTGATTCAGACAAGTTTGGGATGGATTCCTACCGATGATCGTGATTCTTACTTGAATAAGAGAATTGAACTTACGGGAACGTTGTTGAATAACTTGTTCCGAAACTATTTCAATAAGTTGGTGAAAGAGATGCAAAAGCAGGTAGTCCGTGAAATCAATAACGGGTCATGGCGTTCCACCGAGGACTATGAAAACATTATCAATATGACGAACATTTATAAGATCATGAAATCCACCACGATTGAGAACGGTATCAACCGTGCTTTGTCTACCGGTGATTTTAGTATCAAGCAGTCAAATAGTAGTAAAGTCGGCGTAGCTCAGGTTCTCAATCGTCTGACTTATATTGCCAGTTTGAGTCATTTGCGTAGGATAAACACGCCGTTGGAGAAGAGTGGTGAGCTCATCGCTCCCAGAAAGCTACATAATACAACATGGGGATTTCTATGTCCAGCAGAGACTCCGGAGGGGCAATCGATTGGCGTTGTGAAAAATATTAGCTATATGGGTCACATTACTATTCCAACAAATAGTGCTTCCCTTTATGAATACATTAATCCATCGATTTTAAAGGTAGACGACACACCTCCAGAAGCTCTACATGGAAAGACCAAAGTGTTCATTAATGGCTGCTGGGTTGGTGTGACTGAATCTCCTGTTGAACTCTATGAAAACCTGAAGGATAAGAAATATCGCGGAATTATAAACATTTACACTTCAGTCGTGTTTGATTATAAAATGATGGAGATCAGAATCTGTAATGATGGTGGTCGGCTTACACGTCCAGTTCTAAAAGTGAAGGGGGGAAAAGCTCTTTTAACAAAAGACATTGTTTCGAAAATCGTGGAAAAGGAGCTTTCATGGAACGATTTGCTCACAAATTGTAAGATTGACGAATCTGTAATCGAATATATTGATCCCGAAGAGCAAAACTTTGCAATGATTGCTATGAAAGCCAAGGAAGATTATCTTATTCCGAAAGAGGCAAAAATGAATTTTACACATTGTGAGATTCATCCGAGTACGATTTTCGGGATTTTGGGATCTTGTATTCCTTATCCAGATCATAATCAAGCTCCCAGAAACACATACCAGTGTGCGATGGCTAAGCAGGC